GTCGGTGGTAATTCACTGCAAAACCGCACAACAGCAGATTTAGTTGATTACGCTGGGGGAGACTATAGAACAGCGGCAAGTAGCGCATTAGCTACAGCGGGCGAAGGCGGAACGTTTATCGGTTTTGAGCTTGAAACTAGTTCAGGCATTACTGTTACAGGTCAAACTGCGAATTTAAACCTTGCAGGCGTTAGTGGTGTTGTTGGTTTGACCCCCGAGATAACGGTAACGGGTCAAACTGCAAACCTAAGCTTTGAGGGTGTTGCGGGAACGGTCGAGCTAACATCAAGTATTATCGTCATTGGGCAAACTGCAAACTTAGATTTTACTGGTGTAACTGGTTCTGTAGACCTAACACCTGAAATCATAATCACAGGACAGACAGCGAATTTAGATTTTGCCGGTATTAGTGGTACAATATCATTACAAGGTGAGATCATAGTAACGGGCCAAACTGCGAATTTAGATTTTGCTGGTGTTCCCGCTACGGTTAAAGGTGGCGTTTGGGTTGATGTTGCGCCAGTTGTTACTGATTGGTCAGATAAAAACCAAGTAAATACAGATTGGGTGGTAACACCTCCAGTAAATACCGATTGGACAGATAAAGAGGTTTAAAATGGCAGCGGGTGACGTAAAGGTATATAACGACTACGTTTTAAAAGAGAAGCAGGGTACTTACTCTGTTTCGGATGATTGGCGAGTGGCTTTTATTAGTGATACGTTTGCATCGTTAAACACAGACGCTACAAACCCGACGTTAGCTAACGTTACAGTAACAAGCGGTGGTAATGTTGCGGCATCATACGCACTGGCAAACGAAGCTGTCACACGTTCGAGTAATGTTGTAAAGTTTGATGCTGACGATATAGGCACAATCACTAAAAATGCATCTAACCCGGCAGATGTTCGGTGCGCTATTTTATACAACGTGACAGTTACAAATGATTTAGCTCAAGTGTTTGACATGACAAGTGACGGAACAACGCCAGTTGATTTAGTTAACAACGATTTCACATTTAATTTTGGTGCTGGCGGTATCAACACGACAACCAACACTAGTGCATAAAAACAAGTGAATAATCTCTAAGGAGGACTCACAAAATGAAAAGCGGAAAGACTCGCGCACAGGAAAATAGAGAAATTAGACAAGAGGCTCTAAGGCAGTCATTGGTTGCCGGGGGCCATATTCAGCATGTCATTGATATATGTGAAGAATTAAACGACCTGACCATAGAATTAGATGCGGTCTCTGTTCAGCGCAAGAGAGCTGTAATAGACACTAAGCTAAAATTGGTTAATAAGTACCTACCAGACCTTAAATCCACAGAGATTAAAAACGCTGAAGGCGAAGAATTCAAGACATCAGGCAGTGTTCAAATAGTCTTTAATCCTGTTGGCGCAAATGATTAGCATTGATTACGTTGAAAACCTTCATCCAGTCTTCACCAAGCCAAAAAGAATAAAAATAATTGTAGGTGGGCGAGGCTCTACTAAGTCAACAGGTATTGCTGATTACGTTGCTGCGAAAATGTTTAACGGCGAACTCTGGTGCTGCGCGCGTGAAAATCAAAACTCCATTGAGGAATCTGTACACCGAACGATTATGGATGAGATTGATAGGCTTTCTCTTCCGGGGTTCCAAGATACTAAGACATCAATAGTTCATAGTTCGGGTGGTCGTTGTTTTTATCGCGGGCTTTCACGAAACATCACTTCATTAAAGTCAACATTGTCTGGTATTGATGGTTTGTGGATTGAGGAGGGCGAGGATATATCATCCAACACTCTCAGAGTGTTAACGGCTTCAGTTCGATTAAATGCTAAAGACACGGAAAAGTTACTTGATGGCAAGTCGCTCGAATCAATAGAGGATCTTGACGAGTTAATAAAAAACTCAGATGTTAAGATGCCAGAAATAATCATCACAATGAATAGAGGGACCAGAACTGGCGCAGTCGCCCAGAAATGGCTGGCAAGGGCTGAGAAGGAACTAAAGCGCAACGGGTACTACGAGGACGACACAGTAATGGTTGTTCAGATGAACTATACAGACATGCCAAAGTCGTGGTTTATCGCCTCTGGTCTAGAACAAGAACGCCTAGACGACTATGAAAAACTTTCAAGAGCTGGGTATAATCATAAGTGGCTCGGCGACTATCTTGAAGAGGTGGAAAACTCCATTATCAAACCTGAATGGCTAGAAGCTTGCATTGATGCACACAAGCTTGAAAAGTTAGAAAAGGCGTTTAAACCGCTAGGTGCAAGAATAGCGGCTCATGACCCTAGTGATTCAGGAAGCGACTCAAAAGGATTTGCCATCCGTCACGGCTCGGTAGTAACTCATGTTAAAGAGAAAACCACCGGAGAGATAGATGAAGGTTGCGACTGGGCCACATTTCACGCTTTAGATTTAAAGGCTGATTGGTTTGTGTGGGATGGGGACGGAATGGGGACAGGGTTAAAAAGGCAGGTGTCACAAAGTCTAGATGGCACAAGGACGCAGTATTATATGTTTAAGGGCTCTTTGTCAGGAAAAGGGCAAGATAACGCCGAAAAGGTGTATCAAAAAGACTTCGGCAGTAAAGCCAGCAACCCTAAAACATTTGCAGAAACCTTTAAAAATAATCGCGCACAATACTACATAGCATTGCGGGACAGGATTTATAACACCTACAAATGCGTTGAGAAGGGTGAATATGTAGATCCTAGTGAAATGATTAGCTTTGATTCGAGCGGTATTGATAACATCGATCAATTAAAATCTGAGCTTTGTAGAGTGCCGAGAGTTGAAAACGGCAATGGGCTGTATCAAATCATGAACAAGAAAGAGATGAAGGCGAATGATATAGATTCGCCTAATCTCGGTGACTGCATAATGATGCTTATGTGGGTTCCGCCAGTTAAGAAAAAGCGTAAAAAACTAAACTACGGGCGTTCTACGATAGTTTGAAGCAGGGCTTTTACCCGTTGTATTACCAAAACATCTAGGCGCCGCTATCTGCCTAACCGCTTTAGCTCCGCAAGTACAATCAATAACCTTCACATCATCTTTAACTATTTGCTCATATTCAGCTTGGCATGAGCCACATTTAAACCAGCGTATTTTTTTCATATTACCACCTTACAAATAAATAAATTACAGTTAAAGGAAAGCTTACGGGCGATATCACCCAAAACTTAAACGAGTTTTTCGGCGTGTCTAGATTGTTAGCAACCATCCAGCCACACAAAAAGAACATAAACAAGTAGCTTATAGCTATGTATTCAATCATTCACAACACTCCAAGCCCAACTGAAAAGAGCGCAAGCCACAACGAGAACGGCAGTAGCTATCATTGAAGCCATAAAATAATCAAGCGCAGCTTCTACAGGCGCATCACTAGCAAAAACTACGGACAACCAAATAAAGGTCGTACCAAGAAAATATAAAACCAAGTAAGCAACGAGTTTCTTTAGTTTGTTAATAATCACCCTTCTTATCCTCCAAACCTTTACACATAGACTCCAATTGATTGTGCATCTTACTGTTGTTACATCGTTTGTTGTAAGTATCGTAGTGGATACCCCAATACTCACAAGCATCTTTAACCGTCCATCCCTTGTTATGTAGTATTAATGTGAATCTATTCATATACTCTCCCGATAAATACCCGCTAATCACCAATGATTCGCGGTGTACATTAAGCATAGCAAAAGCGTTATAATAAATCCATTATCAAAAGAGGTTCATTTCAATGGCTCAAATGACTGAGCGAGAGCTTTTATCTATCCTATCCAATGCACAGCAAGACGCCGCTATTTATAACGGCGAATTCATGGCGCTTAACGAAAAGTTTTATAAAGGCTATATGGGTGAACCATACGGCGATGAAGTTGAAGGGCAATCAAGCGTTGTTTCAACTGATATTGCTGATGTTGTTGAGGCTGATATGCCAAGCCTTGCCCGTATCTTTATGGGTTCAGGTGATATTGTTAAGTTTGTCGCTCAGACAGATAACCCAACAGAAATCGCAGAAGCAGAAGAAAAAACCAAATATGTAAATTGGGTTGTACGTAATCAACCAGAATCTTTTAAGGTTCAGCACGATTGGTTAAAAGATGCTGAAATTCAGAAGAATGGCGTCGTTAAGTATTTTGTTGATGACTGCTCAGAAGTTGAAGAGGTCGAGTATAACGGCGTAAATTCTGAAGAGTTAGCCGGCATTACTGAAAGCCTGCAAGGTGCAGAAGTTGACAAAGTAAAGGTTGAAATTGCAGAGCAGACAGAAAATGAATTCGAGCAGACTTTTGATATCAAGTTTAGAGTTACTCGCAACAGTCAGAAAATCCGCGTTATTAACATTCCACCTGAATCATTCCTGATTTCTAAAAATGCATCGTGTTTAGAAGATGCTGAACTAGTTGGTGATAGAGTTCGTAAAACTCGCGGCGAGTTATTATCTGAAGGTTTTAGTCGTGACTTAATCAATCAATTGCCATCAATAGGCGAAAACGAAGAGCGCAACAACTCAAACATTCGCTCCATCCGCTTTCAAGATGTTGGCGGTACGACTGAAGATGATGACGTTTCAGGATGGGCTAGTGAGTCGGTAGAAATATCTGACCTATATGTAAAAGTTGATTTTGATGGCGACGGCATTGCAGAACGTAGGCACGTTTTATTTTCTGGCAATCATGTGCTAGTTAATGAAAACTTTAATCATGTCCCCTACGCTTCTTTGTCTGCAATCTTAATGCCTCACAAGGCTATTGGTAGAAGTCGCGCTGAAATCGTTTACGAAACTCAGAGAAAGAAAACAGCCTTAGAGCGTGGCATGTTGAACAATATCTACATGGTAAACAATCCGCGTAATGTTGTTCATCCTGACGTTGATTTAGACGATATGCTAAACGTTAGAATTAACGGCATTGTACGAATGGAAGATGATACGCAAGTGCTTCCTCAAAATGCTGTTTTTCCTCTTGTCGTGCCGTATATCGGTGATAAAACATTGCAGGTTATGCAGTATGTAGATCAATCAAGAGCGCAATCAACAGGCGCTTTGCTTGCTAACCAAGGTTTAGATGCTGATACTATCGCAAAAGAAACTGCTACAAGATTCTCAGGCGTAGAAAAAGCAGGGCAGGCCAAGATTGAGTTAATTGCTAGAAACTACGCTGAAACAGGTTACAGAAAGTTATTTGAGGGTATTGCGTGGCTTGCTTCTCGATACCAAAACACAAAAACAGAAATTAGAGTTTTAGGTAAGCAGTTAACCGTTAATCCTGCCGGCTGGAAATATAACCACCATGTAGAAACATCGGTCGGTTTAGGTGCTGGCAATAACGAGTCATTAATTGAAAGCTTGCAGGGTATTTACGCAATCCAGCAGCAGGAAATGCAATTAGGCTCCCCGCTTGTTGATAACAAAGACAAGTACAACACGCTTAAACGTATTATCGATGGCTTGGGCATGCCTAATGTCAATGAGTTCTTTAATGATCCTGAAGAGCCAGAAGAATTATTGTTACGTCAAAATGAATTGCTTAACCAAGCTGTTTTACAACTTCAAGAGCAGGTAGCACAACTACAAAACCCATTAGCTGAAGCCGAAGCAATTAAGCGAGAGGGTGATGTTGCAATCGCTCAAGGTAAGTTAGCTTTAGATGCGGCGAAGCTTGAAGAAGATAAGCGACAGTTCAATATCGAAACGGCGCAAGGTAGCAAGCAGCATAATGAAGATTTAGCGGCTCGTATTACTGAGCTTGAGCTTAAATACAATCAGAGCATCGAACAATGAAAAAGACGCCAGAGCAAGAAAAGCGCGAATGCATGAGCGATATTAGCCGAGCAAATAGAGCGCAAGAGTTATTGAATAACCCGCTTTATTTGGAGGCGGTAACAGCAATTGAGGCTTCTATGTTTTTAGAATTTCAAGATTCTAAATTGAAAGATGAAGATTCGCGCCATGAGTTATGGCAAAGAATGCAGCTTTTAAAGCAGTTTAAAGGTCGTTTTGAAAGCATTGTTAAACAGGGCGAAAAGGCCAAGACAACCTTAACGCTACTTGAAAAGGCAAAGAAAGTAGTTGGATTTTAACCGTTGAACAACCGATAAGGACTCAACATGCAAACAGAGCAACAAAGTATTTTAGAAAGAATCAAGGTGGCACGTGGTACTTCGGAGCCTGCACCAGCAGAGCCAACCGAAAATAACGAGCCAGTTGATGTAAATGAGGAAGTCACAGAAGAAGTTATCGAGACTGAATCAGAGCCAACAGAAGTAACGGAAAACGAGTTACTAGATGTTGAAGAGGCAGAGGAAGAGCAGGAGCAAGCAGTTTCTGACGATGATGACACTGAAGATCTTTACGTTGAATACCAAGGGCGTGAAATAAATCTTAAAGACGTTATTGAATGGGAGCAGAGCGGCTTACGTCAATCTGACTATACGCGCAAAACTCAAGAGCTATCTGACAACCGAAAGGCGTTTGAAGCAGACAGAGAAGCTTTTAACACTGAGCGACAATCATTTAATGAAAAACTAGCAACTCTAGAGGCTATGATTTCAGAAGATGAAAAGAGCGCTGAAGAATTAGCAGAATTGCGCGAGTATGAACCGGAAGAGTTCATCAAGCATCAAGAGAAAATGCAAAAACGCAAAGAGTTTTTAAGTAAAGCGAAAGACTCTGTTAAGCAAAGCAATATTGACGTTGCAGCAGAAAGGCAGAAGTTGTGGGGTGCTAATCCGTCCTGGATGGATAACGGCAAACAAACACAAGCTTTTACTGATGACATGAATTTATTGCAATCTTATGCTGAAAAGCTTGGCTACTCTAACGAGGAAATATCGAGCATTCAAAGCGCTAGACACTGGCAAACAATGTTAGACGCCGCAAAGTATCAAGCGCTAAACAACAAGAATGCAGCTATCGAAAAGAAAGTTAGAAAAGCGCCGGTAACAACTAAACCGAGACAGCAAGCGGTTAAGTCTGAGGTTCAAAAAGCGCGAGAAGCGTTTAAAAAGAACCCGACAGAAGCCAATGCTGTCAGATTACGTAAAGCACAACGAGGTAATTAATTATGGCTACTCCAGCAGATACCACTTCAACCTATGACGCGATTGGTAACCGCGAAGATTTAAGCGATATCATTTATGATATTTCGCCAACACAAACACCATTCTTGACCGCTATCGAGAAAACAACCGCATCAGCGACTAATCACGAATGGCAAACAGACGCACTAGCAACAGCGGCTAATAATGCTGTTATTGAAGGTGAAGACGCGACCACTACCGCAGCAATCCCGACGGTACGCTTAGGTAACTACACTCAGATTTCTGACAAGGTTCCTCGCGTAACTCGTACACAGCGCCAAGTAGATAGTGCTGGTCGTGGTGATGAGCTTGATTATCAAATCATGAAGTCAGCGAAAGAGCTTAAGCGCGATATGGAAACGGCACTTTTAGCGAACAAGGCTAAGAATGTTGGCTCTGAGTCTGTAGCGCGTGAGCTTGCAGGCATTGAATCATGGTTAGCGACTAACACTGACTTAGGTGCAACTGGTACGGCCCCGACTGGTGATGGCACTGATACACGTGGCGCAGGTACTTCGCGTAACTTCGCTCAAACTCAATTAGATGGTGTTTTATCTGATATTTGGGATGAGGGTGGCGAGCCTGATATGATTATGGTTGGCTCTAAAGTCAAGCAGCAGTTGTCAGGCTTGGTTAACGGTGGCGCGGCTGGTGCGGCACAGCGTATCGTTGACGGTAATGCGGCAACAGTTAATACAGCCATTGATATTTATGTATCAGACTTTGGTTCGCTTGCTGTTGTGCCTAACCGCTTCCAAGTCCAAGATTCTATGTTAATCATTCAATCTGATATGTGGGCTATGGCGTCAATCACTGAATTTGAAGAAACTCCACTAGCTAAAACTGGTGATAGTGATCGCGTACAATTGTTAAGCGAGTACACGTTACAAGCTAAGAATGAGAAGTCTAGCGGTATCGTTGCAGACCTTAACCTAGTAGCAGTATAGGAATGATAACGGGCAAGGATGCCCTTTTGAGGTGATTTATGACTGAAGAGAAAAAGCCAGTTAAAAAAACTGTTAAAAAGCACGTAGCGCTTAAAAACCTTTGCACTTCAAAAGGCATGGTTAAAAAGGGCAGTGAGTTTACTTGCACATCTAAAGAGCTTGAAGTTTTCAAGGCCAATGGTGCTGTATGATAATCAAAGACATCTGCGATCAAACTGGTATTATTGAAACTTACCATACTGGCGAAGATGGCAAAGTACACGTTAAGAAGCAGCAAGACGTTAGCCGATTTATTGAAGCTAATAAGCAAGATATGGCTATGCAGCAGAGCGGTTTTAAGGGCCACTTTCATAAGATGGCTTCTATACCTCCGATTGTTATCGAGATGTGGACAAACGAGCTAAGGGCTATTGGTGCTGATTGTATCAACCCTTTGGACAAAAAGAATTTAGACTTTCTTAAGCGCAAGTTAAACTCGCCTGAGTGGAACGCGCTAAGAACAAAACAAGGCGTTATCTGATGGCATTAGATACATACGACAATTTAGTTAAAGAAATCATTGACTGGTCACATCGTGACGACTTAGGTACTAAGATTGATGATTTTATTGATATGGCTGAGGTCGCTATGTATTCGAACGACCAGCAGCCTTTACGTGTTAGGTCTATGGAGACTATAACAACAGCATCGACAGATGACAGTGTATATCTTGCGCTTCCCGATGATTACGAATATGCACGTTCTGTTAGGTTGGTTGTAGACGATAATAACGGCGAGCTTATGTTTAAGTCTCCAGAGCAGTTAAAGCGCAAGGTTGGCACAGGTAGGCCAAGATTTTATACTGTTGTAGGTGGGCAATTTGAGTTTGAGCGTATTCCAGACCAAGTTTACACGGTAGAGGTTCAATACTTTAAAAAAGCAACCCCGCTAAGCACTATAAACCAAACAAACGAAATCTTGACACAACACCCGCAAATCTATCTATTCGGCGCGTTAACAGAGGTTTTTGCGTACGCTCAAGACGAACAGCAAGAGGCTAAGTATTTTGCTAAGTTCATCAACGCAATTAAAGGCGCTAACAAAGCGGATAAAAAGGCTAGGTTTGGCCCATCTCCTTCAATGTCTATTGAGGGTACTGTTGTATGACCTTTCAGACAATACCAATTAACATTACAGGCGGCTCGTATCAGAGCAGATCTAGACCGTTATCAAGCCAGCAAACAATCAACTGGTATCAACAGGTTTCTGAAGGCGGGAAAGATAAGTTTGTTTTACTACCTTTCCCCGGGCTCAAACAGTTAGGCTCACACTCATCTAGCGAGGCAGATCGCGGCATTACCAACATGGCTGAGGTGCTTTATCAAGTTAAAGGCACCACACTATATGAAATAGATAAATTAGGTAATCATATAGCCAAAGGGCAAATACCAGGAACACAGAAATGTATCTTTGCTAATGATGGCATAAATCTATTTATTGTTTCTAATTTGAGGGTTTTTCAGTATGACGGCTCAAGCGTTATAGAGGTTACAGACCCAAATATAACAGGGGCAAAGTCCGTTGACTTCTTGAATAACACGTTCATTTACACTAAAGACAAGTTTACAACCTTCTCCAACCCTGGTGACGGAAGCACAGCAAGTGGGCTAAATATTATCGGTGCAGAGTCAAGCCCTGACGATCTTGTAAGAGACTATGTTTTTAATCAAGTGTTATACAGAATGGGTGAGCGCACAATCGAAAGCTGGTACAACTCAGGGGTAGGGAGCCCACCTTTTGACCGTATTGACGGGCAGATATTTCAAGTTGGCTTGCTGGCTATTCATTCGGTAGCAAACACTGATGAAGCTATGTACTGGTTAGGCGATGATTTTGCTATCTATCTTGCTGATGGCGGCACCAAGCAGCGAGTCTCAACCGATGCAATATCAAACGCGATTGAAAAGATGGAAAATCCAAGCGATGCAGTGGCATCGACATTTACCTTTCAGGGCCAGAATTTCTACGCTATATCTTTCGTTAGTGGAAACAAGACTTTTGTGCTCAATGAAAGTTTAGGTGTTAATGGCTGGTTTGAGTTGTCATCAGGCACTTCTGACGGCATATACCAAGGTAGTGATATTCAAGGAATTTACGGTAAAAATATTGTTTCCGACAGAAGTAACGGCAAGATTTACGAGCTCGATTTTAATACTTACACAAACGATGGCGAAACACTAAAGCGAACTAGAGTAACTTCATCTATTAACGGTGATTTATTAGGTCAGAAAGGTAAGCGTGTACAAATGTCTAGGTTGGAATTGCTTGTGGAGACCGGCGTCGGCCTTATTAATGGGCAAGGAGACAACCCAAGAATAATGATTGAAGCAAGCTATGACGGAGGCAGAACCTGGGCGCATGGTAGTTGGGCGAGAACAGGTAGGCTAGGCGAGTTTGTGCTGCAGGTGGAGTGGTTTAACTTAAGAAGTTTTTACGACATGATTTTACGTATAACAACGAGCGATCCTGTTAATTATTCTATATATTCTGGCGCAATTGATTTGCGTTTGGCGGGTAAATAATGGCTAATGTTAACCCGCCCCCTCAGTTGAGAATGCCTGTTGAGTTCTCAAGTAACGCAAGAGTGAGAAGTTACCTAGATAACATTAACACTATTCTATTTCAGTTGTGGCAAAGAACGGGCGGCGGCGATGATGCAATTGAGAACCAAGAGCAGACATTAACAAGCACAGGCTCAAGGGTTAGCCGGAACGCTGCAAAAATAAACTCTTTAGAACTTAAAGAATTTGAAATAGTACAAACAACAACAAGTTTAACTACTCAGGAATTCCAGATAATTATTTGCAAAAACACTGATCCAATAGATATAACTCTCAACCCTGAAGCGGTTGAAAATGATGAGGTTCACATCAAAAGGCGTGAAGGAAAAATAAATGTTATAGGCTCTATTGATGGAGCTCAAAACAAAGTGATAAACATCAAAAATTATTCGATGCATTTAGTTTTTGATGGTGCAGACTGGAGTGAAATCTAAATGAGTAACAACGTAACTCAAATTTTAGAGCAAACGATATTCGGTGAATTATCAACAGCAGAAGTTACGCCAATCGTACAGATATCGGCGCAGTACGCACTAGAAGAGGGGTTAAATATAATCACCTCAGATGCTGGCTCTTATGTTATTGAGGATTCGCTCTATAAAGTGACAAGCGGCACGAACCCTTTGGGACTGTCTTCATTAAACACTAAGAGGCAAGCAACATACCGCCCCGGACAAGGAATGATCGCAAGAGGTACAGCAATATTTGATAACCCTGTTGCAGATACATTACAGGCTTTCGGTTTTATCACATCTGAAGATTCTTTTGGGTTTGGCTATCTTGGTGAGTCTTTTGGCGTATTAAGAGCTACAGGCGGCATTGTTGAGGCTCAAGAACTGACCATAACAACACCAGCGGGAGGCGCAGAGAATGCGACGGTAACAATTAACGGCGCTGGTTACACAGTCCCTTTGACTGCTGGCACTGTGGAGCATAACGCATGGGAAATAGCTCAAAGCCTATCATCTCAAGTCGCTAATTTTTTATTCTCCTCAAACGAGGATACTGTCTATTGTATGGCGCAGGTCCCCGGCCCTAATGGTGCATACGCTTTCACCAGCGCAACTGCTGTAGCGGCATTTGTGCAACAGGCCGCCGGTGTAGATCCGACAATAACCGTAATCGAGCAGTCAAACTGGAATGTTGATACATTTAGCCAGTTAAATCCTCAGACCGGCAATATTTATGAAATCAAGTTTGGATACTTGGGTTTTTCAGGAATTGAGTTTTATGTTAAAAACCCCGAAAACAACGAAAAAACACTTGTACACATATTAGAGTATGGAAACAGCGAAACGTCACCGATTGTTAGAAATCCAACCTTTAGAATAGGCTGGATAGCTAGAAACCTAGGGAGTACAACAGGCGTTACGATACAGGGTGCTTCAGCAATGGGGGCAATTGAGGGTAAAATAATCGTTGGTGACTCGCCGAGAGGTCTAGAGGCTATACAACTTTCGGTTGGCTCTGTTCAAACAAACGTCTTAGCTGTTAGAAACAGATTCCATGCTGGTGATATAATAAACAGGGCAACTATAAAGCCTTTGCTATTGTCGTTCGCTACCTCATCGAATCGAGAAGCGTTTTTCGAAATAACAGTAAACCCAACTTTCGGCGGGGATTTAGATTTCTCCTATGTTGATAAAGATAATTCGATCATAGAGGTTGCAACTGATGCCGTTACTGTTTCTGGTGGTCGCTTTGTTGCGGCGTTTACGGTGACGTCTCAAGGGCTTGTTTTGTCTAGCAGTAATTTCGAAACCAGAATAGAGCCAGATCAAATTTTCTCAATATCTGCCGCAGTAACTTCTGGAGCCGCCTCTGATATGGTTGCAGCAGTTAGTCTATTGGAGGACTTATAATGACGTTGCAAACATCCGTCACCGCAAAAACAGCAAGCGATGCAAGCAAGATCACATCAGACATTAGCGCAACAGCGCTATGCACCGCAATTGATAACAAGATAACAACAGCATCGTCCAATGGTCTTTATGCTGTGAGCTTAAAACTAATAGGCAATCACGTTGATGGTGTAGTTTATGTTGATATGGATTCGGCAGGACAGCAAAACTTAACCGATCTAATGGAAACTTTAAAAGAAAACGGTTTCCGTGCATCGGAATTTATAAACAGCGAGAAAAAGACCGATTTCAGAGTAGATTTAAAAATAGCTTGGGATAATGTGTAATGGCGACTTCACCACTTACGCCTATAGTTTTTGGCGGCGACTTAACAACAGTTTGGAAATCAATATACACAGTACCAACAGGAACAAAGGCGGTTGGTATTGACTCTGTTGTTTTCAATAATTACTCGGGTAACTCTCAATCTTTTAGTGTTAGGCTTGTTCAGGTCGGCACAGCAACGGAGCTAAACGAAATAATCACCGATAAAAACATTAGGGCTAAAAGTAATGATTTAGCGCCATCAATGATAGGTCAAGGGCTTGTCACTGGTGGCGAAATACAAGTTAAAGCCAGTGCGAATGATGCTATTAATCTACAAATAACTGCGACGGTGATAACTGAATGATCGTTAAAGAAACAACGGACAAGGAAGAAATTAAAGCGGTGCTTTGTCATCCAGAAATTTATGATTGCATTGCTGGAGACGGATGCCCACCAAGAGAAGAATTTGAACCACCAATTGACAGCGAACACAAATACATAGGCGGCTTTGTTAAGGGTGAAATTATTGCGCTAATGGTGTATCATGCATTTAACAACGGCAGCGAATGCCATGTACAAGTCATCCCGACACACAGAGAGCAATTCGCATTTGATTTCGGCAAGAAGTCTTTAGGGTTTAGGGATGCATCGAAACCGCTATACGCAACCATCCCGACCAAATATCCTAACGTGCTTTCTTTTGCTTCCCTGTTTGGGTTTGAGGCAGTAAAGACAATCAAAGACGATTACACAAAGAACGGCAAGAAGTACGACAACATTTTATTAGAGTATCGAGGTTAGCATGGGTTTTGTTGATAGATTAACAGGCAAGACGGCGCAGGAATCAGCGGAAAGGGCAGCAGATACACAGGTACAGTTTGCTCAAGAAGCTAGCGCGCTACTAGACCCGTTCCAACAATTGGGGCAGGCAGGCTTGAGTCAGGCTGGATTTTTAACAGACCCGCAAGCGCAATTTAATTTTCTGCAAAACAACCCTCTGTTCCAAGCGGCTCAGAATGTAGGTCAACAGGCTACACAGCGGGCGCAAAGCGATCTATTCAAAAGTGCCGCAGCGCGAGGCCGATTAAGCGCAGGAGACACCATAGAAGAGATTCAGCGCCTTGGTGATTTATCATCACAAAATCTATTGTTACAGGCTCAACCTTTAATTGACCGTCAAACACAAAACATCGGCAACCTACTAAACATTGGTCAAAATGTCGCAGCAAACCAAGGCAGCTTATTGACTGGGCAGGGCGCTGCTTTAGCTGGTGGTATTATTGGAGGCGAAAACGCAAGGGCGCGAGGTCAAGAAAACTTGTTTAACCTTGCTGGTGGTATTGGAGGTCTTTTCTTCTCAGACCCTTCACTAAAAGAAAACATAGAATTAATCGGCAGTGAAAACGGCTTTAATATCTACTCGTGGGAATGGAACGACAAAGCCGAAAAACTCGGTTTATCTGGTTCGGACTCAGGCGTAATGGCTGATGAAGTCTTTGCCAAAAACCCGTCGGCTGTAAGTTTTGAAAGCGGATATATGAAGGTTAACTATGACGCGATAGGAGTTGATCACTAATGGCTATCGACCCAAGAATTTCTCTTGCAGTTCAAGCACCAAACGTAGCGCCAGCAATTAATATTTTTGAAAACGCCTTAATGAATGCGCAAACGCGAGATATTCGACAGCAGCAAGCAGAGCAGCAAGCGGCTTTAGCTCCTTTGCAGCAGCAGTTATTGCAACAGCGAGTTTCGGCAGGCCAGCAAGCAATGACGCAGCAAGAAGAAGATCGCATCTTGAGAAGCGTTGCAGAGTTTGGAACTAAACTAAAACCTGTCTTAGCTAGTGGGGACACAGACCGAGCGCAAAGCATGCTTACACAGCGACTACAAGAGTTGCAGGCTCAAGGCTTGCCAACTAATGAAACTGTAGACGCCATCACTGCCATTCGGTCAGGAAACCCACAACAAGTAATGCAGGCTATTGACTCAGCTCAACAAATTGCACAACAACGAGGTTTGACGGGTGCGCCAACTGTATCTGTTGGGCAACGTGATTTTGAAACCAAAGTTGCTTTGGTTGAGAACGATCCTGAATTGACGACACCAGCAGCAAAAGCGGCGGCAGTTGACCTTGGATTGAAGGCTAGAGCCTCTCAGTCTGCTCAGGAAAGGATTGCAGAAAGCCCTGAATTAACTCAAGCAGTTGCTGAAAGTCAGGCGGAAATAACAGGTGCTACAGAGGCGGCGAAGCTAGGAAAGCAGCTGAAGCATAAGCCAGCCATACAAAAGGCAGTTAAGCTTGCAGAGGCGGAGGCCAAGGAGCGCGGCGAAACACTAACGGACTTGGCAAGAATGGAGGCATCATTACCAGGTGTTAGAGAGGTTGTTGATGAACTACTTGAACTTTCAAATGTTGCCACAAGTACGCTTGCTGGAAGGGCTTTTGATGCCATCGTTAAAGAGTCTGGATTTGGCTCAACAAAAGGAGCTAACGCAAGAGCTAAGCTAATCGCAATTGTAGACAACCAAGTATTGCCACTACTGAAAGAGACTTTTGGCGCAGCATTTACCGTCCAAGAGGGTGAAAACCTTAAAGCAAGCTTAGTTGACCCTAACGCATCGCCAGAGCAGAAGCGGCAACAGTTAGAAGCGTTCCTTGCGCAAAAAGAGCGCAATGTAAGAACAAAACAAACGCAGTTGGGGCAGCAGCCAGCAACAGAGCAAACAAATACCGGTTTTAAAATTTTGAGTGTTGAATAATGCCTATTGCAAAAATACAAACACCAAACGGACAAATTATATCTTTAGAGGTTCCTGAAGGTGCGACAGAGAAGCAAATTTTGGATTTTGTACAATCTCAAGATTTAAGCCAGTTCGCAACTCAGCAAGTTAGAGAGGTTGGCCCTGCTGGTGCGGATATAGACGTGCCTACACCTGAAAATCTAGCAATACAACCAGAGCAACAACCCGACCCAACGCTGGGTGATATCGCTACAGGCGTAGGGGAAACCGCATTAACATTGGCTACTGGGGCCACTGGTGGCACATTAGGCTTTGCCGTTGGCTCGCTTGGTGGCGTACTTGGTGAGCTAACAGGCATTCTTGAGCCCGGTGAAGGGTATCAATTAGCGGCAGATTCTGCGGCAGCATTAACATTTGAGCCAAGAACGGAAGTCGGAAGGCAGTTAATCAAAGAGATTGCAGAACCTTTATCCGCACTACCTCCCGTCTTGGGTGCGGCTCCACAAGTTGTCACGCTGCCAACGGCTAGAATGCTATCTCAAACAGCGAAAACCAGCAAGGGCGCAATAGGTTCAATTCGCAGAGTTGCACAGAACGCAAGCTCAACTAGAAAGGCTTTAGCTGACGAAATAGCGGCAGGAAATGTTAATACAGGCAATATTGCGAAAACATTGGACGCAGACGGAACATTAATAACAAACCCGCGATTAAAGACCGCGATTAAACTGGTTGGCGATGAAGAGGCTGGATATAATGCTGCAATTAATTTTGAGCAGATGAGCCCAGCAACAAAAAGCCAAGTTAGTAAAATGTTGCGCACCATAGAGCAGAACAAAAAAAGCGGCGACCCCGTTAAAATCATGGAAAACCGACCAGCTCAAGTTGTTGGTGATTCTATCGCCAACAGGGTATTGAGGCTTGATAAGATTCGAAAGGACGCTAACAAGCAATTAAGCGCGGCTCTAGATGGTGAGCTAGGCACCAAACGCATTAAAACAACTGATGCCCTAGATTCTTTCATAGGCGACTTAAACGAGGCTGGATTGCCTGTTGGTCGTGATGGTAAAAAACTATCTATTGACGCGAGCAATACGATACTTAATTTTAACGAAGCCATTAACGAAGGCAAGCTAAATACTTTGCTTAACCAATTGGATAGGGGCTCGTTGAATGGCAAGGATGCGCACAGACTAAAAAGACAGTTAAGAGAGCTTGTTTCTTTTGGTGGCGATACTCCAGGAGCTAAAGCAAGCATAGAAATAGAAAACGCAATCAAGCGGCTAGCAGCAAATTTAAATGACGGATTAAACCAAGCAAGCAAGCAGTATGCAAACGCAAACAGGAAAAGTGCTAGCGTTATGGATGAGCTAAGAAAGGCAGATAAAATGCTAGGGAACCAGTTGATGATTGGTGACGAGCTTGCAGCCTCTAAGTTTGGCGCATTATCTAAGCGAATAGGAACTAACTTAGCCTCAAGAGAGCAAGTTATTGATCTGGTGGATTCAGTTGACAGGGCTTTAAATGCAAACGGCATAAGACCTAAAGACGACATCAAAAGACAAGTGGCAGCGCTCTCTGACTTAGAAAAAATCTTCAAGGTAGAGTCGGCTCAAGCGCCGTTTGGCTTCCAGTCAAGAATCGAGCAAGGCGCACTAGATGCAGTAACAGGAGTACCAACAAGTGCAGCACGTGAAGTTGGGCAGTTTGTGTTGGACAGATTTAGAAGTATGTCTGAACAAGATTTCAATCAAAAGGTAAAAGCGGTGAAATCGCTATTACGCGAAAGTAACAAGAGGGGCAAATAATGGCATATTCACCAATCGCATTTACAATCCCAAATTACAGGGATTATAAAAACTACTGGCTAAAAGCTTACGAGCCATCAACAACGACGCCGAAAGCTTTGGCTTTAGATGGTAATGGAGACGTGTTAGTTGCAAAGGTGCAGTTAAACAATGACGGATTCCCTGTTAGTGCCGGTGGCGCACTGGTCATCCCTTACATTGCAGGCGCCTATGACTTGTACGCATTTAGAACGGCTCAAGAAGCCGATGATAATGATACCTCTGAAGCCTTAAGGTTTGCTGACAATATAACAGCAGGCGGAAGTTCTGTAGATAATCCGTTAATATTTAGATCTGAAATAACACAGTTATCAGACCAGCAACAAACAGTTAATAGCACCTCTGTTGACATGAATACAGCAGAGATACATATTACAAACGAGTCTATAGACAGCAAAAAGCTATTTCCTACTATTGATTACGAGGTGGTAGACCTATTAACTATTAACTTGTTTGAAACATACCCATCAGGAACTTACGTTTCAATTGATGGCGCGATAACTGACAATGCATCAGCATTTACCGTTAGTAACATTCAAACAGATGCAGCAAAACCATTACACGCTATGACCTTTGACTTTTCGTTTTCTGACGAACCGTTACAGGGCATGCAGGGCGTTGATATTTTAACTAGCGATAACATTGTTTATATCTCCCAAAACATTAAGGCTGGCGGCGTTAACTCGTATGACCCAGCAGAGATGCTTCAGCTTGCAGAATTCCCACTATTCACCAACGGATCAACCGTTGCAGCCAGTAGCGCAACGCCCCAGCTAGACTTAGGGCATGGACAAGATTTATCGGTTGAAAAAGTCGGCAGCACTACTTATTTATGGACGTCAGCAAAAACACCAACAGGTGCCAGCGGTAACATTACGGATTACGATGGCAATGTGCAAAACCTTACCAATGTTGATGCTGGTCGTTCAATTGCTCGCGTAGAATACAAGGGCGCAGCAACAACAAACTCTGATATAACAGAGTATCAGTTATTTGCAGATTTCGACGCTGGTGATGATTCAACTTGGTACTACAGATTTACACCTAAAATCTCAACCGATGGTAAATACATTGTAGCCAAAGCATCTAACATGCGAGGTCGATACTTGCCTGAGATTTTTGTGTGGCTTAAAACAGATGTAGAGGCGGCAGGCATCCCAACACCTTTACACAGATTCCCTATGCCAGCAAGATTCACGAATGACCCTGATTTAAACACTGTTCAAGCGGTACATTGCCATGATGATATTATTTATGTCCAGTTAGGCTTTACGCAAGCGCAGAGCTTTAAAAAGATTGTTAGATTTACGCTAAATGGCTCTTATGTTGATGATTATGATTTTTACCCGGATGCGTCATACTTGGGTGAAACTGAAACATCAGCAGAGCCTGAAGGATTAACGTTCACACTTTTTAACGGCGAGCTAAAGTCGGCAATGGCGTTTAATCTTTACTCTGCCAGTCAAAATACGAAGTCCTTACACATCTTCGGGCCAGGTGAAGTTGTCGAGTTTGAGAACGCAAAAACCAGCCCTGCAACGATAGCGCTAGATGACAGTGCTTATGATATCAGTTATCAGATAGGCGAGGCGCTGCAGATTGTAAATTATACGTATTCTGGGTTTTTAGCGGTTCCTGTGCTTCGTCTTGATTCCAACTACAACATGAATCTACAGACAGGTACAGATTTCAGCATTCAGTCAGAGCGTGTAATTCGTAAAAACGACCAAGGCGCAGGGCGTGAAACATTACTCATTAGAGCTGCTGATACTTTGGCTGGTGGCGCGGGTATTAATATGTATGGCTCTGGAGATAGCGATTTCCCAGATGAGATACACTTATTATCTGATGTTGCGGTTAAAATACCTAACGTTTCAGCGCACCCACCAACGCCCGTTAATGGTACTTATATATACGCAATCAACGGCGAAACATTTATCAAAGGCACTAGCGGCACACAAACATCAATAGCCCCAGCATAGGTGAAGCACAATGAAACAATGGACAACTACACAAGACTTTATTAATAACGGCAAAATTCCATCCTCTGCTGTTGCTGGCTTTATCGTGCAAACCGAGGGCTACACAACTAAAGGCGATGGCGGCGGCGCTCAATGGAAATTCACAGGGGTAACAGGTCAAACACCTAGTCAAAGCCCTCTACAGTTAGGGCTGGCATTAATAAATGACTCAGCCGGAAATCAATTTGAGCTTTTACCTAGTGATGCTGGTTACTACTTATCAACAGCGGTAGGATTTTCAGAGTCACAAGACCCTGAAAATAATACGTATTTACTGCAAGCTGCGGTAAATACATTGATCAATAATAATGGTGGAAGGCTGCACACACCAAAGGGTGTTTACCCTATGGCGGCTATATACGATCTAGATCGTGCATACTTGCCAGC